GCGGACGTTTCCTCAAAAATTCCGACCTATTTAATTAACAATATATTCACTAGGAGGTGAAATAATGTCAGAACAAGATAAAGATATAGCCAAGAACTATCCAGGTTCAGGTGGCTCAGGAGCAGAAATTAACTCCCAGGGTGCACTCGTATCAGGTGGTGTTGGTAGTGCTACAGGTTTAGACTCAGCAGCAGCGTCTGTTGGATCACAACTCGGTAACACAGCAACAGCAAACTTCGGTGTAACATCTGGAGCAAATGCTGTAAACCCAACTGGAACCGCAGGTGGTATTCTTGCACCAGAACAGGCTCGTCGCTTCATCGACTACGTGTGGGATGCAACAGTACTCGCCAAGGATGGTCGTAGAGTTACGATGCGTGCTAATACAATGGAAATCGAAAAGGTTAACGTTGGAGAGCGTGTAATTCGTGCAGCAGCACAGGGTAGCCCAAACTACACTAATGCTGGAGCAACATTTACAAAGGTAGAACTTACTACAAAGAAGATTCGTCTTGATTGGGAAGTTTCTACAGAATCACTAGAAGACAATATTGAAGGTGCAGCACTTGAAGATCATCTAGTTCGCTTGATGACAAATGCATTCGCAAACGATATTGAAGATCTTGCCATTAATGGTGATGGTCGCACAGGTGACTTCTTGTCAATCATGAATGGTTTCGTAAACCAGGAAAGAAATAGCGCAGTTGTTGGAACAACCGATGCACATGAGGCAGTTGTTGCTGTCACTAATGATGCTTGGACTCCAGCAGTAATGCAGGAGATCGTTCTAGCAATGCCACGTAAGTATCGTGCAGTTAAGTCGAACCTAAAGTTCTACGCTGGTACAGATGCTTTCCAGGGTATTGTTTCAAACAACGGTACTCTTGCAGATGCAATCGCATCAGCATTCTCAACATCAGCAGGTCTTAACGGTACAGATGCACGTCGTGAGACATACCTAGATGGAAATGCACAGACAATTGGTGGAGCACGTACAACACGTGTTCTAGGAATTGATGTAATGGAAGTTCCTTACTACCCACAGGGCTTTGTCGACTTGACATTCCCATCAAACCGTGTATGGGGATTCCAGCGTGATATTACTGTAAACCGTGAATACAAGCCAAAGAAGGATACAATTGAATACACAGTATTCGTCCGCTTTGGTCTTCAATGGGAAGAGTTAGATGCAGTTGCTTATGGCGACTCAGATAACGTTTCTGAGTAATACTCATAAATAATTGAATGAGGAGGGCGGTGTAACAACTGCCCTCCTTCTTCACATTCTGGTATAATAACATAGGAGGATACAATCATGACAATTGAAGAATTAGTTGGAAAAACAGTTTTTGAGTTAAAGTCCTATGCCAAAAAGAATAATATTAATCTAGATGGAGCAACAACAAAATTACAAATCTTAGAGACAATAGGAAGTTTTATTCCAGATCCCAAAAAAGATGTTGTTGAACCAAGCAAAGTAAGTGAAAAAGTTGCATTATATTCAAGTAAAAATTTGCACTGGTTAAAGGTTGGACAATTAACACCAGGGTATAATATTGTAACTAAAGAAGCCTCAGAAAAGTGGCTAACACGTAAGCAGGTACGCCTTGCGACACCTGAAGAATTAGCGAGTTATTACGGTAAATAATGGAAATACTACGTAGGCCACCATACCCATTGTCTGTATCTTATACAGTACCAGAACCATCTACAGAGTACATCCTTGTAGTTGAGGACCTACTAGAGCAAGTAGAATCAGAGATCATCCTTCAGTCAAATCAAAACTCCGTAATCACATACGAACTAACTGGAGAATATACTCAGTATGATAAGTCATACCCAGTTACAGTTTATGAGAGTGTCACGGTTTCTGGAGTTGAAAATACTCGTGGAGACATAGTAGTAGAAGACAATCTAGACATAACAAGACCATATGTAGATCCAGCAACTCTAGGAAAAACTCCTACAGAAGTAGCAGAATATACAGAACATGAAAAACTTGCAAGGGCAATTATTGATTCGGTTACTGATGGATTTTATTATAAGAGATCTTACCTAGAAGTTGTTGGACAGGGAACTGACTATGTACCACTTTGGGATAAAACACATAAAATCTTGACGGTACATGAAAATGCAACACTTGTATATGATTCATCAGAAGAGCCAAAAGCAATTGGAGAATTTAACTATCTTATAACTAAAGATAAAACTGCTATAACTAAGGATCCAATTGAACTAACAGATGCATTAAATCGTGCAGAAAGAAAACCAGCAAGAATTCCTCTAGCATACTCTGATTCAATCTCTATGTTTGATACAGAAGATAGTGGAAACGTTCAAACCATCAGTTCTGGTGTTGCTTTTCCAGAAGGAACTGATTATATTTTCTTATTAGAGGTTGGACATAAGGTTGTTCCGTATGATATTCAAGACGCAGCAAAAATGTTAATTAATGATATTAAGTGTGGAAAACTAGACTACTACAAGAGATATGTCAAGATGTATAGCACTGAACAGTTTAAGATTGAATATGACAAGAGACTTCTTGATGGAACTGGAAATATCTTAGTAGATAAGATTTTAGACAAATATAAAAATAATATATCTAAGCCCTGGGTGTTGTAATGGATCTGTGTGAAGAGACAGACTTCATGTACCCAATGAAGGCAGATGTTTACTATCCAATAGTTGAGCAAGGTGCCTATGGAAATGTTAAAAAGACTTGGATCTTCAATAAGACAGTAGTTTGTAATTTTTCAAAAGATGGCACGGTAGATGAAGAAGTAAAGACAAATGTAAACATAACATTAAAGAAAGTCTTAGTAGGAAGAACAAAGAAGGACATTCGTTTTTCTGAAGAAAATGTAGGAGATGCAATAACAAATGTTATCGTTACAAATATTAGAACAAAAAATGATGTCCCCCTATACGTAGAAACTTCTGGAACAAGGGCTGGAAAGTCAACAATATATGAGATTGAGTCTCAATCACCAATCATAGGACCATTTGGAGATCCAGAATATTTTGCATTAGTAGTACGCCGTTCAGAGAATCAGGCATCAGATATCTAATGAAACTAGCAATCAATAGCAGACAGTTTAGAAAAGATATGGACAATATAGTTGAATACTCTTTTGGTTATCTAGATGGAATTCAAATTGGAAAAGTTGAGTTTTTTCATAATCTTGGTTTAAACATTTCAGAAATGCTGCAAAAATATATTGACTCAAATGCAAGGGTAAATCCACAAGCACTAAACCATATATATGAATGGTATCAAGTGGGAAGTCCAAACGCAAGACTATATGATATAAAATATACAGTAAGCAATTTAGGACTATCATTTATAACAAACTTTAAACAATCATCATCATTAAAAGATGGATCAAACGTACCTTTTTATGAGAAGGCAAGAATAATGGAAGAGGGAATACCAGTAACGATTACACCAAGAAATTCTGATGTGCTTGTATTTGAAGAAGGCGGAGAAACAGTATTTACTAGAAATAGTGTGAATGTAGATAATCCTGGCGGAGACGCAACAACAGGTTCATTTGAAAAAGTAATTGACTCCTTCTTTACAAAATACTTTACACAAGCATTTTTAAGATCAAGCGGTATATCACAATACTTAGAAAACCCTATATTATATAAAAAGAACCTTACATCAGGAAAGAAGTCTGGAAGATCAAAAGGAAGAGATGTAGGATATAGATGGATAGCAAATGCGGGGTTACTAAATGGCTAATACAGATTTATTAAATACTCCATTATTATGGATCAATAAGTACTTACAATCAAAACTAAGTGAGAGCCTAGGATATGTAACCCCGTTTTTTCCACCTTCACCATTTAATCTAGATGACCTTACAGAAAAGTGGATGGTTTTAAATAATGTCAATACCCCAGTAAGTAATGGAGTTGCCTGTACCTGGGATAGACTTGTTAAGATGAACAAGGGAAAGTTCCCACACATTAAGTCTGAACAAATATTGTATTATTTTTATGGTCTTGGAGAAGACTCAATCCCCACTATGATCCAGACACAGGAAGCCGTCTTGAGACTTCTTGACCGTGGAGACGAGTCTGCAGAAGAATTAAATGCCTGGTGTGCCAACCGAAAGGTGCAATTAGACGATGGAACTACTGTAGATAATATGTTCCTATTTCATAATTTTAAGGTATACCAACTAGAAGAAACCAGAGATATTATTGACTTTGGCACAGCCCGTACCTATGGCGGTAACAAGATTATCATTGACTTTGAGTACCACCAAGACCAAGACCTTACAAACCATGATTGGACCCCAGAAACAAGACTCTCTGATGCAAATAAAATAGTTATATAAAACAATGTTATAATTATGGCTGAGGAAACAAAAAACGCCAAAACAACTTAATATCTATTTTAAGGAAGAGGTGAATAAATGGCATATAGTCGTGGAAGTTCTACCAACATTATCGTTGGAGCAGCAGCGCTTTTCGTTGCAGACACAACCCTAACTCCAGGCACACTGGAGGCATTTGTAAACGGTGAATCATACAAGGAAACCTTGGCTGATGACGCTGCTTATACAAACGTAGGTTACACCATGAACGGTCTTGAAATGCAGTTCCAACCAGACTTCGGTGAAGTCCAGGTAGACCAGATTCTTGACGTTGCTAAACTTTATAAGCAGGGTATGCAGGTTAATCTTGCAACTGCTTTCGCTGAGGCTACTCTAGAGAACTTGCTTCTCGCATTAGCAGGAAATGATAGCGATCTATCTGGAAACAAGTCATCATCAGCAGGAAGAACATTAAATCTTTCTGCAGGTGACATCGGTGAATGTCCAGTAGAACGTGCAATTGCTGCAGTTGGACCAGGAACAGGTGACTGTGCAGACTCTCCATACATTGAGAGAGTTTACGTAGCATACCGTGCTTTGTCTATTGAAAACGTAACAGTTTCAGCAAAGCGTGATGAGGCTTCAATGTTTGAAGTTTCATTCCGTTTGCTACCAGAGGATGCTTCTGGCTCATACGGTAAGATCGTTGACCGTACTTGGGACACAAGTTCAATCTAATATAAATTGACAACTGGCCCACTCCCTTAACTGGGGGTGGGCTTTTTGTTTGTGGTAAAATTGATAAGATGGCAACAAGAATATATAAGTCAGACACCATAACATTAATGGATGGCGAAAAAATAGAAATTTATCCTCTTAAGATTAAATATCTTAGGGAGTTTATGGAAGCATTCCATTTAATAAAAGAATCAAAAAATGATCTTGAATCGATATCCTATTTATCAGAATGTGCAAGAATTGCTATGCAACAATATAAGCCAGAAATTGCAAAGACACTTGAAGAACTTGAAGATCATGTAGACTTGCCTACAATATATAAAATAATTAATATTGGAGGAGGTATTAGCGTTAATGGAGAAGTGGATGAGCCAGTAAAAGAACAAGCACTAAAACAAGACACTATGGGTAGCGGTTGGGATGAATTAGATTTAGCAAAGTTAGAATCTGAGATATTTTTGCTGGGTATATGGAAAGACTATCAAGAATTAGAGGCAAACCTGTCAATGCCTGAATTAGTGGCAACCATTGGATCAATTAGAGATTTAGATTATCAAGAAAAGAAATTTCTTGCAGCAATTCAGGGTGTGGATTTAGACGGGGAAACAAATAAAGATAGAGGACAAAAAGAATGGGAAGACATGAAAGCCAGAGTATTTAGCAAAGGTCAGACCAGTGACAGTAATGATGTTCTATCTTTACAGGGTGTAAATGCACAAAAGGCAGGGTTTGGCATAGGCATGGGTCTTGACTACGAAAACCTAATGTAATAGGCTGTTTATGCTATAATTGAGGTAACTTACTGAGAGGAAGTTATGACTACAACAGTTCATGAAGAAAAAACAATTACCCTGATTGATGGAACAAAGATCAAGGTAAGACCTCTCAAGATCTCACTTTTGCGTAAATTTATGAAGAAGTTTGAGGGCTTGGGGGCAGTCCAAAATGATAACGATAAGTCTATGACACTTTTAATTGAGTGCGTAGCAATCGCTATGGAGCAGTATAAGCCAGAGTTGGGGGAAAGCATTGAAAAACTTGAGGATGTAATTGATCTTCCTACGGTTTATTCAATCATTGAGGCAGCATCTGGAATTAATCTTTCAGATTCCGCTTTACTTGCTTTAGCACAAGAAGAACTATAACGGTTTAAGGCTAACGGTTAATGGCTGGAGATACAAATAGCAATATTTTTATAAATATTGATACCTCACAAGCAATGGCGCAACTGCGTCTACTTGAGAAGGAACTCACAGCCCTTAACCGTTCCTTAATTGTTGGAACAAAGGCTGCAGCAGCAGCCCAAGCAAAATACGCACAATCTCTTCTACACAACGTAAATGCCACTGGTCAGTGGACAGCATCAATGACAAGAATGAGCACTGCCTCTGAGCAGTTTGCTACAAACCTAGATAGACAAAGGCTATCACTTAAAGAGTATTTTAGATATGGCGCAGCATCTACCAAGACTTTTGGAAAGTTTTTTGGTCGTGAATTTGAAACTATTGGCAAGTTAGTTGATAAGCGTGTAAAGACATTACAACAGCAATATGTTCAATTAGGACGAGATGCCCAGGGCGCAATGAACGCCATGAAGTTTACTCCAAAATCTTTAAACATGCAAAACCTAACTACTCAGTTGATGGTAGCAACACAAAAACAACAAATATTAAACAAACTTATTGACGATGGTTCAACAAAACTATTAAACTTTGGTAAGAATACTCAGTGGGCAGGTCGCCAACTTATGGTTGGTTTTACAATTCCACTTATGCTTTTTGGTGCTCAGGCAATTAAAACATTTAAGGAAATTGAAACTCAGGTAATTAGATTTAAGAAGGTATACGGAGATATATTTACAGACCAAGGCGCTACAGATGCAGCGTTAAAAAATATTCGTGCATTGGCTGATGAATATACAAAGTATGGACTTAAGGTTTCCGACACAATTAAGATGGCTGCAGATGCAGCAGCAGCAGGTTTTTCTGGTAAAGGATTAGAAAACCTTGTAGAGCAAACAAATAAACTTGCAGTACTTGGTGGAGTGACACAAGAAAAGGCATTAGAGACTACAATTGCATTAAAAAATGCTTTTCAGATCGACACTTCAGCAATGGCTGGAACAATTGACTTCCTCAACGCAGTTGAAAACCAGACAGTAGTAGCACTTGATGATTTAACAGAAGCAATTCCAAAGGTTGCACCAGTTATTCAGCAACTTGGTGGAGACGTAAAAGATCTTGCATACTTTATGGCTGCGATGCAAGAAGGTGGAATTAGTGCAGCACAAGGTGCTAACGCACTTAAGTCTGGTCTTGCATCTTTAATTAATCCAAGTAATGCTGCATCTAAAGCAGCAGCAGCAGTTGGAATTAACATTAAAGGAATTGTTGAAGCAAATGCTGGTAACTTAAGAAATACTGTAACTGGATTTGCAAAAGCGTTACAGCCATTAACAGATCTTGAAAAAGCAAGAGTAATTGAAAAGGTTTTTGGCAAGTATCAGTTTGCTAGAATTTCTGCACTTCTTAATAACATTGGTAGAGAAGGAACTCAGGCTGCTCGTGTTCTTCAACTAACTAATGCATCTGTTGAAGAACTTGCAATCTTAAGCCAACGAGAATTAAAAACTCAGGCAGACTCACCAATGAATAAGTTGGCTGGATCTGTAGAAAGATTAAAAGCATCTATTGCACCTATTGGTGAACTATTTGCTAAAGTCTTTACTCCAGTAATTGAGTTTATTACAAGAATGGCAGAAAAGTTTAATGGCCTTCCAGATGGAATAAAAAAGGCTATTGGAATTATAACTGTCGTAGTTGGTGGACTAGGACCTATATTCTTAATGACATTTGGTTTGCTTGCAAATGCTGTTGCAAACTCTGTTAAGGGTGTTCAGGTTCTTCGTAAAGGTTATCAACAACTTGCAGCGGGATCAACTGATGCAGCACTAAAGACGCAGTACTTATCACAAGAAGAATTAGAAAACATCTCTATTAGTAATGCCCTTTACTCTAAGCACCAACAACTCTCTGCAGCCTATGCTTTAGAAGCATCTGCCCTAACATCTCTAACAAGCGCTTACACTAGGGCTACAGCCTCTATGGGAGCCTTTGCAGCAAATAACCCAGGAATGTTTATGCCTAGAGGTGGAGTAATTCTTCCTAAGAAATTTGCGGGAGGAACAACATCTGTACCAGGACCAAAGGGAGCAGGAGACGTAGTTCCAGCAATGCTTTCTCCTGGAGAGTCTGTTATTCCAACAAAGCAAACACAAAAGTATGCAGGGTTTATTAATCAGATTATTCAAGACAAGGTTCCAGGTTTTATGGCTGGAAGAGTTGGTGCAATGCCAGCCACTGCAAGGGCTATATCAACAAGAGGAGTAATTGGATCAAAGGCCCCAGTTATTTCAATAGCATCTGGATCATTAACAAGACCTGGACTTTCTGGTATTAGATTTGATGAGGGTCCAGATGGATTAGTAACTGTCACAGCAGGATCACAATCGTTTAAGGTAAAAAGAGAAAATGTTGATGAATTAAAAACTTTATTAAAGGATAACCAAGACTGGTTAGAGTCTAAAGGTAGACTTCCTGGTGGTCCAGTTAGTTCAGTTAAGGGCTATGCCGATACAACTGAAGGAAAACTTGAACATGCAATAAGAACAAGATTACAAGGAAAAATTGCTGAAAGAGGTGGTGTATTAACACCAAAACTAGTTTTTTCAAAGTTGCAAAAATATGATGCAAGCAAGACGAGACCAGTTGTAAAAGAAGTTAAGTCTTTAAGATCAAGGTATAAAGATTCTCCAATTTATAAAGAACTTGTTAAAACCCACAAAGATGAAATTGAAAGTTTAAAACTTCTTGCACAAAATAAAGCAAACCCATATGGATTAACACAAGAAGACCTACTAACAATTCAAGGTGCTCAAGGTGCAAATGCTAAAGAGTTTAAGTACTCACCAGCACTTAGCCATAGATTTACAGATAGGCAAGTTGATGAACTATCAGGATTAACGCAATATAAAAGAAATGCACCAAGCAATGTATTTGAAGAGCAATCATTTTTTAATAAATTTTTCCAAGATATAGCACAAACCTCTACGGGGGGAATGCATATTTCTAGAAGAGATCAAGCCCAAGCAGCGCTTAAGATGATTTTAGATAAGCCTGCTTCTAAAAGATCTGCAATTGAAAAGGCTGTTCATGCAACGCTAGATAGAAGACTTTCTACTGGATACTATGAGAAGTTTGGTGCAAAAACAAATCAACTTTCATTGTTAAAAGATGCTGGTGTAAGTAATGATGAAATAAGATCTTTACCAAGAGCAGGCGTTCCTGGACTTGCAGGTGGCGTAGTTTCTCTAGGAATGCCAATACCATTTAAGGTTATTGCAAAAAATAGAGCAATTGCACAACAGATAGATGCCCGTGTAAGATCAAGTAAATTTAGAGATACTCCACCAACAAACTTTGGAGTAAAGTTAGAAGAGTTCACAGGCCACAGTTTCCCAATACCAGGTATTGGTGGAGTTTATAGAAAACCAAATGGACAAGTTGTTGTTGTTAAACCAGTTCTTGATGAAAAGGCAGCACTGGCAGAACAAAGAGGCACCGTAATTACTAGAGGTGCCTTTAAAGATCTAGACGCTCCAGAACAAACAATCAGAACAATGATTGATCCAACAGACCTTACTGGCAAGAGAAAAATTATTGTTCTTGAGTCTCCATACAATCCAAAATTTGCAACTGGAGGAACTAAGTTTTCTAAGGAAGAATACTTCACACAACTTCTTGCCTCAACAGTAAGAGGGGACAAAGACTTATCTCCTTCAAACGTATTTGGATCAAATGTAGCAGATCAAGGTGCCTCTGGAGTATTTGGCAAGGCTTCAGGAGCAAGAGAATTTAAGTTTAATATGCCATCTCTAGAAGAACAGGCAATGATCAATCTTCTTGGAGTCAAGGGTGGTGCTAGAAAACAATTTGCTGAAAATACTGCCGATATAGCAAGATCTATGACACCACAGCAATATCAAGATGCAATGATTGCTGAGATTAATGCAACTATCCCAAGATTAGAAAAGACTATTGCTTCTCTTGGGTTAACAACAGGAGTTGAAAAAATTGTATATCAGAGAATGGTTGATAGACTTAAGGCTGGGCTAGGTGTTGATTGGACCAAGTTACACGCAGTTCACTCTAAGGTAAAGGCTCCTCTTGAATTAGCAGAGGGTATTGTTTCAGTACCTGGTCCAAAGGGTGCTGGAGATATTCAACCTGCAATGCTTTCTCCAGGAGAGGCAGTAATTCCTGCAAAGCAATCTGAAAAGTATATGCCACTTATTCGTTCAATGATTGCTGATAATGTTCCTGGGTTTGCAGAGTCAAATGTTAGTTGGGATGGCTACCCAGCATCACTAAAAGAAGGTGGAAAGTATGCAGGACCAGTTACTCCTGTATATCCACCAGGATATGATGCTTTCGGCAAAATACAAGAGCCTACTTCATCTGGAGGAAGAGTAAGAAATGCTGCTACTTCATTAATTACAGATAAAGGAATGAGGTCAATCACAAACTTTGCAACAGAAACAGCAAGGGCTGCAAGACAGTCAAGACTAGCATCCAACGCACTTGAAGGTGTAAAGAACGCTGGATCAAAAGTTAAAGCATCTTTTGCTTCTACTACGTCAGCAGTAGATGCAGCAACAGATAGCACAACAAAGAATGCTCAAGTTGCATCAACAATGACCAAGGAAGAGTTAAAGAATGCTCGTCAGTTAAAGCAGATGAATAGCATGGGTAAGAATATGGGTATTGGAATGGCTGCCTCTATGCTTCCTATGATGGGTATGGCACAGGCTTCTACAAATCCCGACGGTATGATGGCAAGAAACATGAGCGCTCTAAGTGGAGTTGCAATGCTTGCAATGTTAATGCCAATATTAAACACACCATTTAAACTTCTTGCAGGAGTTGCTTTGGGATATGCTGGTATATTAATTATGCAGTCTAAACAAATTAAAAAAGCAATTATAGAGGGTAATAAACTTGCTGAGTCATTCTCTATGACAACTAAAAAATTGGAAGAGTTTGGATCAATAACTGGACAAGTATCAATTACTCAAGAATATGAACAAAAAAGATTAGGTAGAACAACTGTATCTGGTGCTGCAAGTCAAGAATTTGGAGAAAACTTCCTTGGATCTGAGCCTGGTAAAAAATTTAAAGATGATTTTACAAAACTTTCAGAAAAGTATGAGTCTGCTGTTGCTGGACAAATTTCTACTGCACAACTAGCATCTGCGGTAAACCAAGGAGTACTTTCTTATCTAGAGGCAGAATCAATTATTACAAAAATGGCAAGAGACCTTAAGGATCCAAATCTAGAATATAAGATGCAAGGTCAGTTAATGCAAATACTTGGTCCAGACGGACGAGACCTTGCAAAAAATCCTTTAAAGGTTCAACTTGAGTTAGTAAGGGCAAATCAAACAGCATTTAATACTGCAGCACAAAATTTCCAAGATGTAGGCTCTGCTCAGTTAGGATTACCAAGCAAGGGAGAAGTTGGAGGTCTTGCTGCTGGCGCTACTGCTGGTGGTTTAATCGCAGCAAAGGCATACAGTTCATCCTTGATGGCAGTTGCTGCTCAGGCTCAACTTGCAGGTACTGCAGTTACTGGAATGTCAGCCACACTGTCTGCAATTCCTGTAGGAAGACTTGTTTTAGCAGGTGCTGCAATAGGAACAATTGCAACTAGAATATTTCAAAAAGGAAAAGAGCAAGAAGCAATTGGTGCAGCAGCAGGACTATTACAGGGAGTTGCAGCACAAAACTTTGCAGCCATTCAACAGTCTGCTGATGCATTAAATTATCAGTATGATGTTCAGATAGCAAACCTTTCTCTTGAAAAAGATAGAACAACAAACTTAAAAGAAATTGAAAGAATTACTGCAAGAATTGCAGAACTTGAAAATAATAGAACTGCAGGATTAGATGCACTTGCTCAAAAACAACAAGATACTATAAATTCATATATTGAGGTTGTAAGAAATTATAAAGATGAAACAGAAGGTCTTGGTGAAGGGCTTAAAGAAGTATTCCTTACTGATCCTGGCGCTTTCTTTAGTTTTATACCAGGAGTTAAATCCAAAGATGAAAAAATGCTTGCAAAAAGTATGGATGCAGCAATTCTTGGAATGCAAGAGGCCTGGAACAACAGCATAGGTGCAAAACTTCTTGGTAATCAATTGCAGGGTATGGATATTGAAGATGTTATTAGAATATCACTTCTGGTTGAATCAAAAACAATATCTCCAGAACAAATGCTACTTCTTAAAGATGTTGTTGAAAGAAATGGTAAGGATATAAATCAGGTAATTAAGTTTACACTAGAAAATACTGATCCAGAAACATTGTCAAGAATTGGAATTTTATTAGGAAGGTTTGAAGATCCTAAAAAACAACAAGGATTTGAAAGTCTAACAGAGAGACTTATGGGAGATCCTGCAAAACTTAAAAACGTTCTTACTGCACTTGAAGAATATGCTAAGGCTCCAGATACAATTCCAGTAAATCTAGGAATGGAAATTGACCAAAACGACATTGAAGGACTTGCTAAATTTGGAAAAGAAATTGATGCAATTAAGAGAAGATTCCCTAATGGTCAGTTTGATGTTAAATTATTACAAAAATATCAGACAGAACTTGCTGGTGCTGGAATGCCAGCAAATGCTACATTAGACTATGTTATTAACAATATAGATTACTTTATGAAACTTCCTAAAGAAAAAAGATTTGAAGCAATTTTTGCATTTACAATGTTAAAGGATGCAGATTCTGTTAGAGCAGATATTGAAAAAACATTAAGAATTGGCTTTATGAAAAATGCTGCACAAAAAGATCCAGCAACGCTTTATGTTGACTCAGCAAGGACGGCTGCAGCATCACAATATGAAGCATGGAGAAAGTCTACAGCAGGTGTAAAGGCATATACTGATGCGCTAAAGGCGATGGGCATTGAATGGAAGGGTACTGGACTAGACGAAGATGATAAAAAGGGTGGTCCTATAACTGATCTAACTAAGGGACCAACAAAAGATATGTCTTGGATTGAGGATCTTGGTCAACAACTTAAATTAGTAAAAGAGGGTGCTTTTAATGCACTTGATCCTCTTAATGAAATTAAAAAGTTTTTTGGAGCGGGAATAAAGTCAGTTAATCCAATGCTTGCGGATCAAGAGGGTGCAATTAAGCAAATTGAAGAAGCAGCAAAAAAGTATGAGTGGTTAGGTGGCAATCTTGGTATAACTATAAATACAGATTTTATGGATATTATTCGTGGTTTTGATGCTACACAGTTTGAGTTATTTGCAAAGACATTATTTGAAATTGATAAAAAGACAAAAAGAATAACTGGTATTACAGATGAGTTTGTGTTTCTAAATCTAGCATTTGAAAGCAAGACTATTGGAACATATATTGATCAACTAAAAACAGCAAATAACGAAGTTAATAATCAGATACGGGCACACAATGTTTTAATTGATATGCGTGATGAAAATAATAAAGCAATTTATACTACCGCTGAAATTCAAAAGATTTTGGAAAATAAAACTCTTGCTGCACAAATTGCAGAAAAGGGTGCATTAGTTATATCTGCTGCAGAGCGCAAAGAGTTAAATGACGAAATAGAGCGAAGTATATCTTTAAAACAAAAAGAATCACATCTTAAACTTATATATTCTACAGAGGATCTTAAGGCACAAGCAGAGGCATACAAAAAGTTAAATGCTGAAGGTGTTAAGCAAGAGGTTATCAATGAAATATTAAAAGATAAATCAAACGCATGGGCCATTGCTAACGCACCTGGAAAAGTTACAGAGCAGTATACTGGACTAATTTCTCAAACAAAGGCCTATCTAGACTTACTTAAACTTATTGAAGAACAAACAAAAACCTTTGAACAAAAAACACAAGATGCAATTGATGCTAATGTTTCTGCACTTGATCTACAGGCTAAAACATTACAAAACCAATTTGATGTAGCCAACTTTGAATTAAAGGCAAAGATAGTTGTTGCAGAAGATGCTGTCCAAAAGGTAAATGATGATATTCAAAAACAGCAAGATAAGATTGATAAGATTAATTTTGAACTTAAGTACGACTCAAAGATTGGTCAAAACCTTCTTGATGACATTCAAGAAAACATCAATGATGCTCAAAGAAAAATGGAGATTGATTTTGATAGACCACTACAGGCATTGTCTGATAGATCATCGGTATTGTCAAATGACCTAACATTAATTGATAAGGCTACAGAAGCAATCAATGAGAAGTATGATAAGCAAGAGGCTGCTCTCCAGACAATTTCTGAACTTAATCAAGAGATTGCTGCACAAGAGCAAAAGAGAATTTCTCTTGCTGATGCACTATCTCAAGGTGACATTTCTGCAGCAGCGCAACTAGCAAATGAAATGCGTTCTACTGCAGCAGATGCAGCAAACCGTAGATCTGGAGAATTTCTTGCAGCAGCGAGAAAGGCTGAAACAGAAGCCCTTGTATCTTCAGGTGGTATGACAAAGGCACAAATTGAAGCAGAACAGTTTAGAATTGGTCAACAGTCTTATGCACTTGAGCAACAAAGAAAAACTATTCAAGCACAGATTCTTTCATTAGAAGATCAGGTTTACAATATAACAGAATTAAGAGAAGTAAAACTTTTAGCAATTAGAGATGTTGAAACTGTAATTGATGGAATTAAAGCAAATCAACTATTTAATGCACAACAAGTGTTAGATAGATTGCAGAATGAACTTGATGCTAATCAAAAAATACTTGATGCAAAACTTCTTGCAATTGATAAAGAAAAACTAGGTTGGGAATCTATACAGATTCAACTTGATGCGTATAAGGCCAAGTTGACAGAAATTAATGATGGTCCACTTAAGACTATGAAAGATATTGTAGATTCAATTGCTGCAGCCCTTTCACAAATTAATAATGCTAAGTATTCAAAAGATAGTGCATTTATTCCACCAGCAACAACTACAGTTGCAACTCCTGCACAAGTCACAGCAGCAACCACTGCAGCAAATGCAGCAGCAGATGCATCTGACGCAGCAAACAAAAAGGCAGAAGAAGAATTAAATGCACAACTTGCAGCACAAGCAAAGGCTGATGAAGAAGCAGAAAAAACGAGGGTAGCGCTTGCTAAGGCAATGGCAGATGCAAAGAAAGCAATTGCAGATGCAGCAAAATCAGGAGATCCAGCATCTAAGGCTTACATGGCTCAACAAAAAGCAGCACAAGAAGCAGAAGCAGCCAGAGTTGCAGCCCTAGCAAAACAAAATGCACAATATGCAGCAAGAGCAGCAGGATATGCATCAAGAGGTCGGCAGGCTACATACGCATCTGGTGGAATGGTCAAGCCTAAGTATTTTGCGGTAGGTGGAAAAGCAAGAGGAACTGATATTATTCCAGCAATGCTTACCCCTGGAGAGTTCGTAATGAGTAAGTATGCTGTTAACTCATATGGCGTTGATAAAATGAAGGCTATCAATAGTGGATCATACGAAGGCGAGAAGGTGTATAATTATAATCTAAACGTCAATGTTAAATCTGATGCAAATCCAGAGGATATTGCAAGAGTCGTTATGACACAAATTAGACAAGTTGACTCACAGAGAATTAGGACACAGAGGGGCTAAATGGCTACAGAAGCGTATTTAACGGGTAGACGTAGGTATCAACGCCCCCAAGCCCTGTTATGGTCTGAGAACCCTGGCACACTCGTTGACGGGGTATATGTACCAGATGGCTACGAAGTCCAAGGCAACTATGATGAGTCCACAGACCTAGATCTAACTAATCAATTTCTTATTCTTTCAGACCATAATCGTGGGGAACTAAATTTTACACCAATAAGAATAGAGCAAAGACAAAGAACTATCAATGGACGTATGCGTTCATACCACATAGCAGATAAACTAACAATGTCTGTTTCCTGGAGTAATTTGCCATCAAGGTCATACTTTCAAGATGCAGGGTTTTTGTCTACTGGCCTATCCCCTGACAAAAATACAACAGGTGAATTTACATCAGATGGTGGTGCAGGTGGAGTAGAACTACTTGACTGGTATGAAAACCATACAGGACCATTTTGGATGTTTTTAGCATACGACAAGTACTCAAACTTTGGTAAAGATGATGCAGCATATGGCCACCTTGCACAATATAATCAAGTAATGCAGGTTTACATAACAGACTTTAACTACTCTGTTGTAAAGCGTGGTGGCTCAAACCACGATCTCTGGAATATTTCGGTATCGCTGGAAGAGGTCTAAATGTTTGTTAGTGAGACATTAAAGACACATCTAGAAACATCTTCAACAGTACACTTACAGTCATTAGTCTTGGCTGAGTGGAATATGAATATGCCAGATAATATATTTAAACTTGGAAACTATAGATATAGGCCAACAGGGTCAGAGGTACAATACCGAACACTTCCTTTAACATTTGATAGCCTAGATGTAGGAAACTACTATACAGGTGCAACAGATGCCGATGTTGTTGTAGATGGAGGGTTTGATAACTCTGGAGTTCCACAACTTTTTACATCAACTAAAGAAAAAATGAAAATGATATATTCTTTAGAAGATTGTGTAAAGCCTTTTAGACCACGATCTGGAATTAACAAAGCATCATATTTTGGCAATAGATATTTTGCAAACTCTGGAGTATCTCTTGCAGAAAGACCAAGATACTACATGGCATCAAGATATGATCAGTTTAGATATTGGTCATCATTTAGAACAGAAAACAATGTTGAAAGAGGAATTGCAAAAAATGTATCTAATGGATTAAACTATATTGATGATGCTGTTCCTTTTGTAGTTTATAAAGAAAAGGTTCCAGCAAATAGGCTTGTAGTAAAAATGCAAACAAATGTTGGAACAGCAAATCTTGGAAACTTTATAAAAGATGGAAAAACCTTTGCAGATCCTTTGTATGGCTCAGCAAATAAAACAACTCCAGTTAAATGGAAGATTCAATACCTGAATGAAGACAATTGGGTTGATGCTTATTCTTTTGACGAAAACTCTGTTCGTGATGGCGGATCTCCAATTATTCCAGAAGATGGTTATGTTGAATTAGAATACGGATTAAAAATTCCAGATGCTTATAAGGATTCATATACCTTTATTGAAAAGATAGCATCTATAACACTATTGCCAGAGCAGTCGTTAAATGGAGATGGCTATCTCGTTGTTGAAAATACCAATGATCGTGGAACCTTGTATATTTGGAATGGTTCGGATGAAGAGTACGACTCTTTTGTTCCTGAGTATGGATGGATGCTTGGAACTGGAGTTTTAAACCGTTCATCAAAACTTATTACAGACCTAACAAGCCCAGATCTATTTACTAATGATGCACAAAACCAAACTACATATAGAGAGTTTGCATATCTTCGTGGCATAAGAGTTGTTGCAGAAACAATGAACAAATTTGATTCAACATTTGATTTAATTGAGATGTCTCCTAGACTAGTTGTAAATATATCAGACAAGGTTGTTGATTTTAATATTAAAAAGATTTTATCTGATATAGGAACTACATCTCTTCCAGTTGGACAGTTACTCGCATCTACGGGCACTCTATCTCTTTTTGATGACGATCAAGCATTTAATGAAAACAATACATCTAGCATAGTTGCTAAATATATTAGAAAAAATATAAAGTTTCTTTTTTATGAATCAATCTTAGATGTTGCAGGAGATGAGTATTCAGTTCCAATTAAAACCTTATACTCAGAAGGATTTCCTCAAGCAGACGTAACTGCAGCCAAGTTATCAATAGAGTTAAGAGATTTTTATTTCTTTTTAGAATCAATGCCTGCTCCTAGACTCCTTACAACACAGACATCATTAAGTTATGCAATATCAATGCTTCTTGATTATATTGGGTTTAGCAACTATACATTTAAGCGTGTAGCAGATGAGGCAGACCCCATAATTCCATATTTCTTTGTTGCTCCAGATCAAAATGTTGCAGAGGTTTTAAATCAGTTGGCTGTGTCAACTCAAAGTGCAATGTTCTTTGATGAATATAACAATTTTGTAGTAATGAGTAAAGACTACTTAATGCCTACAGCAACTCAAAGACAAACAGATTTTGTTTTATCTGGATCTAATAATCAAACTGATTCTGGAGTAGTTGAAAACTCTAGTTCTGGAAAACTTCCAAACATTATTGCTATTGCATCACAAGACAAAAAGATTTACAATGATGGAAAGATTAACTATACAACTAGGTATATTCAAAGATCTTACGGATCAATTCGTCAATCTACAATGATTGATAAAGAAAAAACTTGGATATATAAGCCATCCCTTTTGTGGGAAGTTGCTGGAACAGAAAATACAAAAACAATAAATGAACTTGCCTCAAAACAGGGTAGTTATGTATTAGGAGCAATGCCATTAAACTCAGATCTAGTTGGAACAGCACCAGTTGTAGTTGGTAATGTTCTTACAAATAATATTATAGATCTTGGAGAAAATGTATATTGGCTAACACGATATAACGGATACCTATACTCCAATGGAGAAGTTATTAGATATGATGCTGCAGAGTTTGACATTACTGGAACTGGAAAGGTTTGGATTAGCAGCAATCAAGAATACCAAAAGTATTTTGCATCAATACCTTTTAATGGAAAAATATATCCAACAGGTCTGGTAAGAATTTATGCAACTCCAAACTATGAGACAGTAGATGGAATAACAAGACTACAGAACGGTGCTGTTGTTGACCATGGACGTGGACAGTTTGGAACTCAGATAGTTTCACATTCTGCTGGAATAAATAATTATTGGACAAATAACGATAATGTTCGTGGATTAAACATGAAGTCTCAGTATCTATTTAGTACAAAATTAGATGCCGATCTTGCCTCTACGCTTCCTGCAAATACTGTTGGAGCAGCAGGAGTAAGCAATGCAGTTGCGAGACAGTCAACAAGAAACAGCATTATAAAGAATTTTATGGCTACAAGTTATTTAAGTGAAACAGAAGTAAATAATTTACCATCAACCCAAACAGGAACAATTCAGTCATCTGCATTGGTTTTTAATGGTCCATCATTTAAGACAACAGAAACTCCACTAAACTTTGTGTCTTATGTATATAAGAACTTAAATAATGCCTATAAGCATTTTGGAACAAGGCTAAGAATTGTTGGCAAAATTGAAAATAATACAACTAGAACACAGTCTCCAAATGGAAGCGTTACCTACTATCAGTTATCTGGAAACCAACCAGACCAGAATATAAATATAGGTGGTGGCTCTGGAGGACTAGCATTTTTGTTAAATCCAGAAACAAATAATGGGTATTACTTTGAGATTGTTGCACTTACTGAAGATAATATAAACTCATATCTTAAGGTTGATGAAAATAATAATGCACAATTTTCAGTAAACAACGTTGTATTCTATAAAATTAAAAAAGACTCTTCAAACTCAGATGCAATACCAGTAAAACTTTGGGGAGGACTATCAAAGATTATTGTTGATGATGGAAAGTTTACTGGTCAACAAAGACTTGCGGGAGAAGAAAATTCAACGGTATATGATTTATCAGTAGAATATATTGACATAGGTAATACTAGAAGATTCTACCTATATATAAATAACCAACTAATAAAGGTTGTAGATGACACAGACCCACTTCCAACATATAACAATATGGCATTATTTGTGCGTGGATCATCAAAGTGTATGTTTGAAAATATATATGCTTTATCTAAAAACTACAGTCAAAATACAGTATTTACTGTAAATGAAACTTTAGGTCAGGTATTTGGAGACAAAGGTATTGATGTTACAGAGTCATTTAGAAAGTATGCCATGAGTGGTGTTGTTCAATCAACATATTTATCTGGAATTAGTGCACAGCAACCACCAAAATATGACATGTATTTTGAAGAGTTTGGTTCTATTATGCGTGAATGTGCATACTTTGATATTAAGTATGATCGTGCATACCCAGCACTTTATGCAAAACTTTCACCAACATTTAATAATATAAAAGGATACACAACCTCTGGATTTTATGCAGACTCATATGGTGCAGAATTTTTAATATTTAATTCAACAGATAAGGCATTAAATCTAGATGAAACAACTGGGAACTTTTTAAGAATTCAAGGAATTACATTTACACAAGATACAACACATGAACTAACTGTAGATGAATTTTTTAAGAAGCGTGGTAATCTTTCTGATCCAGAACTAGTTGGAAGCACACTAACATACTCTCCATTAGTTGAAAAGTCAAGATATGATGAAATAAAGTTAAGTAGATTAACCTACGGAAAAAATGAATTTAGCATTGACAGCCCTTATATTCAAACACAAGATGATGCAGATGCAATGATGAATTGGATTATAAATAAATTAATGGTGCCTAAAAAATCTGTTGGAATGAATATATTTAGCATTCCAACTTTACAACTTGGAGACATCGTAACTATAAACTACAAGGATTCTTCTGGTTTAGATTTAGTTTCTAAAGATTCTTCTAGGTTTGTAGTTTATAATATAGAGTATCAAAGATCAGAAAGTGGACCAAACATGACAATCTATTTGAGTGAGGTTTAAAATGACAGTATCTCCAGTTCCACAAACTCCGTCAAACGCAACAGTAGTAACGGCATACTCTACACCCCCAACAAAGACTGCGCCAATAGATACTGTTCTTTTTGATGACCAATCTATGTCTGTAGAAATTATGACAGATTTAATATTTGAAGATATTGGTGGTCATGAGTTGCTAAGTGTTTCTAGAAACGACATTATAAATGGCCAAAGAGTGTCTTATTCACCAATTAAAAATCTTGGTTTGGTGCAGCAAAGATATAACCCAAACAATATTTTAAGGCTACAGTCTACCTCAGATACATATTTTGCTAACTTTGCAATTAAGTTTGAAGAAAAAGTTCCCCTTGAGGGAAATGGTGTTAATGGTGAAAATGTTTATATTGAAGAAGCAACTGGAGATTTAATTATTGAGACTGTTAATATGAATAATGATGAACAGATAGAGGTTCAAATCGCCATAAATGGTACAATATATGAAGCGAACTTTGGAGAGACTGTATCATGATTACAAATAAAGGCAAGAGTATAATAGGAAAATATATGCTAGGGCAGGCTCCTGCCTATGCTTCATATCTTGCAGTTGGCTGCGGTCCACAGCCATTACAGACAGAAGATGTTGCTGATGACTTTGCAACAAAAACAAACCTAGATTTTGAGATGTTTAGAGTACCAATTTCTTCTAGAGGTTTTATAAATGAAAGCGGTATTGATAAGATAGTTCTAACAGCAGAACTACCAACAGAAGAAAGATATGAAATAACTGAGGTAGGTCTATACTCTGCAGGATCAAATCCTTCTGCTGGCGCTAACGATAGTAAAACAGTATTTTCATTTGCACAGGGAGAGACCTGGATTCATCATACTGCCAGCGCAGCATCAGCAATACCAACAATATCTACTCCTTTAGATGATCCAGAAGATGATAATGTTATTGCAACAGATGGAGTGTTTCAAACAAATGCAGACAACTCTATCTTTTATAAAACAAATCGTCTTGAAAGATATGAGCGTGCAAGGTTTTTAAATAACACTATCTTGATTCAAGGAGACGATTCAGATTTAAGTTTAGATGGCGGTGGATCTGGTGGAGTTGATCATATTGTTATTGAGCCAGGATCAAACCATATACACTTAACTGCACCAAATGTTGATTTTTCTAAAAATTCTCCAACAGATGAATTAAGACTTGCATTTTCTTTAGTTAATAAAGATGGAGACTCTGTAGAAGTTCCAGACACAATTAGAATATTAGTTGATTTTGCTGGCACTGATGTTGCAGAACCAGATGTGTATGCAAGATTTGAAGTTGATATTGAAAATGGTTTTGATGGATATGACTTTGAAACAAATAGATATTTTGTAGTAAAGAAACAACTGCAAGAACTTTATACAACTCAAAACTTTACTTGGGAAGCAGTTACCGTAGTTAAAATTTATGCTTGTGTTATTGACACTGGTATTAGTGGAGGACCACTTCCTTCATCTGATTACTATATTGCTTTAGATGCTATGAGACTTGAAAATATTGCAACAACAAATCCTTTGTATGGACTAACAGGTTATTCAGTTATTAAAAATGATACTGCTACAACTATTATCAAATCACCAAATACAAGTAATTATATTGAATTTAGATTTTCTATTGGTGTAACATAATGGCTGATGCAAATATTAAAAAAACAAGAATTTTAAAATCAGCATTACCCCCAGTTGATTTTGATACTTTAAAATATAACACAAGATACAGGATTATTTCTGAAGATAGAAACAGAACATCTCATTGGTCTCCAATATATAACTCCAATGGTACTAGCATAGTTGGAACAACTGGTGCATTGTCAATAAGTGAAGAAATAATTACAGCAGTATGGGGAGATGAAAACCTTCATCCAGCATATGATGTATTTGTTAGTTTTAATGGAAACCCATTTTTTTGGCACGGTACATCGGCAGTTCACTCATATTCTTTTTTAAATGAAGGAACAACAACTGTACGTGTAAAAATACAACTAGCGTCATCTAAAAAGCAAATAAAGGCAGGATTAGGAATCTTTGATTCTGGATCACAACCTTTGATATAATCTAATAGGAGGAATAAAATGGCAAAAGTACCACTACCAGAAAGAGGACAACCTCTTGATGTTACATATATTTATCAGTTAGCAGAGGCTGTAAATGACCTTTCTACTTCTATTTCTGATGCAACATATAACTATACAGATGTTGACGTAGTTGGAGCAGAAAAAAAGAGTTTAAAAACTTCAGACACAAAGTTTGTTGGAAAATATAAATCAATTGCAAATAACGAAACAGTAACTGCAGGTCAAGAAAAGTCTTACTCTGTAACATTTTCTAACTTCAAGTTTCCTCCAATTGCTACTGCATCAATTGTAAATATAAGTGGTACTACTGCTGGATCAAACACAAGCGTTGTAATAACTTCTATAACAACTTCAGAGGTTCAGTTTATTGTAAAGTTTGGAACTTCTGGAACAGCCTCTGTTGGAGTTAACGTTATTGCAATTGGAGTGCCAAACTAACATGACTTGTAAAAGATGTAAAGGAAAAATGTTTGTTGATAGAATACACTCAAACATAGATCACCTAGAATCATATTGTGTCAAGTGTGGAAATAGAAAATTTTATCATCCACCTAGCGAATCTGTGGAGGGAAAATGGTTACTGCAAAAGGAAAAATTCAGAGCGAAGCATATAATAGCGAACCTGTAATTTCTGGCGGTAAAAAGATATGGTTCCTTAATGGAGACTTAGTAAGACTTCATCACAGTTCTAGATCAACAGGTATGGTAACTGTTTATAATATTAACAAAGATAGATTAGAAACTTGTCTCCGTTCTGACTTTAGAAGAAATAGAAAAAGAGCATATACAATTGCAGAGACTGCTAAGTTAGTTAATCGTCATAGAAAATATATGCCAAGACTAATAAAACGAGGAGTCATACCTCCACCAGTTGGATCTAGCATTGATGGTAAAACAGGTTTTCAAATAAGAGCATACTATTCAGAAGACCACGTTAGAGAGATTTGTGCTATACTTTCAACTATACATATTGGGCAGCCAAGAAAAGATAAATTAATAACAAACAACATGACTCCTACAAGCCAAGAGTTGACAAGGCGAATGGGAGACGGTATACTTACATATACGAAGACAGAAGATGGACGATTTATTCCAGTGTGGAGTGAATCTATTTAATTATTGAATGGGTGGACAATGGAAAACGATAATACAAAAGTATCTGTAACACTTGGATATACACTTAATCTAGGAAATTTTCAGTCACTACGCCTTGATTTGGGTATTGTAGACTCAAAGCGTGATGGCGAAAATGTAGATGAGGCTTTTAGTCGTGTCTATAAGTTTGTAGAAGATAAACTTACAGAAAAGATTCAAGAAGCAAAATCTGAAATCTCAGAATAATGGCTGATCGCAAAGACCGAATGGCTTTGCTCAGTAGGTTTAACAAGTTTTACTTGCAACGGTATGAGCAGAAGTCTAACATGAATCTAAACGTTGAGCAGTGGGCTGCTGATGCCCTTGTAGAGTCATATGGTATTGCACAGTGTTATGATATTCTTGAATATTACTTTAGCATTGCACAAGATCCATCATGGAATTACTTTGCATATAATGCAGAAAAGATTATTAACGGAAAAGCAGAAGTAGAGCAAGATAAAAAAGAACGTGAAGAGCGCAGGAGATTAGCAAGGGAGTGGTTAAGTGAATAATACAGAGGCAAAGTTAATTTCTGCAGTATTGCAAGACAAACAAATTCACGTACTACTACAGGCAAATGTTGAGACATTGCTAAGAACACATAATGATGTATGGAACTTTATTCGTTTGTATTCTGAAAACAATCAATGCTTACCACCAGCAGACCTAGTTACAGAAAAGTTTAGAGACTTTGAACCAGTTCCAGGTATTGGAGCAACAAAGCATCACTTAGCAGAACTACAAACAGAATATCTTAATGACAGTCTAAAAGATATTTTACGCAATGCTGCAGGAGAAGTACAAAGCGGTAATGGTGGAGAAGCACTTGAGCACCTAATTACAAAGACATCAGAATTAAAAAAGAATACTTCTGCAATTCGTGATATTGATGCAACAGATCTTGAGTCTGCAGTTGCATACTACGAAATGGTTCAACAGCAACAGATTACTGGGCAGGTTGGAATTAAGACAAACCTTCCAGGGTTTGACAACTACCTTCCATCTGGAATTATGCCAGGACAGTTAGGTGTATTTCTTGCTTACCCAGGAATAGGTAAGTCTTGGATGGCTTTATACTTTGCAGTTCAGGCATGGAAGCAAGGCAAGTCACCACTTATTATTTCTCTTGAAATGTCTGAGACAGAAGTTCGTAATCGTATTTTTGCAATTATGGGTGAGGGACTTTGGTCACATAGAAAATTATCCAATGGTGAAGTTGAGATTGATATGCTTAAGAAATGGCATGCCAACAAGGTCGCTGGTCGCCCAGAGTTTCATATTATCTCAAATGATAGTGGTGGAGAGGTAACACCTTCCGTTATTCGTGGAAAGATTGATCAGTACCGTCCAGACTTTGTTGTTGTTGATTACCTTCAACTTATGTCACCAAACCAAAAGGCTGATTCTGAAACGGTACGAATGAAGAACCTTTCAAGAGAACTTAAA